TAAGGGCATCTGGGCTGGGGTTTACTCCAACCTTCGGATGGTCACATAACGCCTAATAAGCGGCCCTTCACTCCAACCCCAACCCCGTGAGGTGTGTGTCTGTCCGGCACTGCCTCACACCAGGAGCAATCCCAATGAACCAAGTGACTGGTGTCATCCGTAGCGGACTCGCGTCTGCGCTCGGAAAGCATCTTTCCGGCAAAACAAAGCGGATGGTGTTCTTGGCGTCCCTTTCGGCTCGCCTCAAAAGCGATTCGAAAAAGGAGATCGGACAGTTCGCGGACGACGATGAGACGCTCGCGAAGCTCAACGAGGTGATGGCGCTTGCGCACAGCACTTCTGCTACGAAGCTTCCCGTCGTGTTGAGCAAGGTGATCTGGCAGGGCCAGGCACTGGAGCAAATCGCGCTGGAAGACGTTCGCACGTCCAAACCCTTCACCAAGGAACGCCTTCAACAAATCTCCGCCCGTGTGCTGGATGCCATGCCCTCATGGCTGCGTTACGACAGCGATCCTGTCATCGAGCGAGACGTCACCAAGCTGCTGCAACATCGCGGCTTGGTGCTCGGCCACTGACCCACATCCCTGGAGTCATAAACCCCTACCCTGAGCTTTCTGCCACAAGCAGGAGCCGGGTAGGGGTTTTATGCTCTCATGTACGACTAGAAGCGTCCGACCAGTTGGGCGGCAGCCATGCAGGCGAGGCCCGCAGACACCAAGTTCACTCGGGGCACGGGAACACCGACAGCACCGAGGATGAACAACACCAGCGCAGCAACGACAAAGATCAAAGCCATGGTTCGTACCTTTCGAGGGGGTTGAGGAAACTACTGCTTGAACACACTACCGAAATGCTTGACGGTCTGGTTCACGCTCTCGGTGAGGGCGAGCACCTTGTAGTAGATGACCGAGTAGAACTCCAGCTCGGAGGCCACTTGGTAGGCACCGTCAGCGAGGTTGTCCAGGACCTGGGGGTTCAGGCCCTCGAACTCGTCGCGCTTGATCTTGGCCGAGATGCGGTCCAGGAGGTCCGTGCACTCGTCCATCTTGCGCTTGAGCAGGCGACGGTCGACCTTGTTCATCGTCTGCACCAGGTTGTCGATGGTGGAGAAGACAGCCGGCCAGTCGGCGTTGCGCTTGATCACCTTGGCGATGGTGGTCTCGGCGCGGCTGGAGCCAGGGGTGAAGCACTGGCCGAGGGCGCCGTTGTAGGCGTCACGTTCCTTGGCCATGGCCGGGTAGTCCAGACGGATGTTCTGGCCCGAGAGCTTTTGCTCGGTGTTGGTCACCAACGCGGCGAGGTAGGCCGAGTAGGGCACGAGCACGTGGTCCATCAGGTGGGCGCAGTGGTTCACGGCGTTCTCCAGCACGATCGCGTACTCCAGGTACGAGACGGCCAGGCCTTCGGGCACGAACGCGGTGAGTGGGCCGACGTCTGCGTAGTTGTGCTTGGCGAGGTCGTGCAGGAAGACCTTCTGCGAGCCGGTGAGGGCGAGGCCTTGCTCGTTCGGGGAGAAGCGTGCCATGAAGCCGTCGAACGACTCCTTGATCGAGGGAAAGACGTTCTTGAGCAGTCCCACCACGTCCGAGGTGGTGAAAGCTTCCAGGGCGACGAGGTCGCGGTTCAGACGAAGCGTGGTGGAGGTCATTTGGGTTCCAAGTGGTTACAGACAACAGGGGACGACCCCCTTCATTTTGCAATACATAAAAATAAACGCATCCGCGGGATTCTTTGAAACAACCACCTATAAGCACTGGAGAATTTCTCTTGTTCCTCAAACCACCATTCGAAGCCGCTCCCGTTGTCAAAGTGATGTTCAATGTCGGCGCTGGGTTCGACATTCCCACAGGCACCTACCTGGAAGGTCGCCATGGCGAGTACATCCTCAACGGCGGTCTGGCCTCCCTCACGGGCGTCGTCGGCATCGGCAATAACTTCAAGTCCACCATCATGCATTACCTGCTGATGATGTTCATGGCCCGTGTCAAAGGCGCCTCTGCCACCACCTACGACACGGAGGTCAACATCCATGAGTCGCACCTGCACGACATCATGGCCCACATGGAAGACCTCGATGGCGAGGACCTGATCGATACGGCACGCTGGGTCATCACGGACAAGACGATGTACACGGGCACCGAGTACTACGCCAAGCTCAAAGAGTTCTTGGAGATGAAGATCAAGAACAAGGACAAGCTCCTCGTGGAGACACCGTTCTGGGCACGCGGCCGGTCGGGTCCGCTCATGATCATCCAGCCCACGGGCAGCGAGATCGACTCGTTCACCGAGTACGAGACCGACGACGTGATGGAGATGCAGGACAAGGCCGAGCTGGGCGACTCCAAGGGCAACACCATCCACATGCGCCAGGGCCTCGCCAAGCTGCGCATTCTGATGGAAGCACCGCGCCTGAACACCGGCAGCTACAACTACATGATCATGACCGCGCACATCGGCAAAGAGTCGACGATGCAGTCCGCCGGTGGCGGGCGTGAGGTTCCGATCGTGAAGCTGCAGCACTTGAAGAACGGCGACAAGATCAAGGGCACGACGGACAAGTTCACGTTCATCACGCACAACTGCTACCACGCCTTCAACGCCAAGCCACTCATCAACGACGGCACCAAGGCCCCCGAGTACCCGCGCAACTCGGACGACGACGTGCGTCTGGACACGGACCTCTCCACGGTCACGCTGCGCAACCTGCGCTCCAAGAGCGGCATCTCGGGCATGACCCAGACGCTGGTGGTCTCGCAGTCGCTGGGGGTGCTGCCGTCGCTCACGGAGTTCCACCACATCAAGGAACAGGACAAGTACGGCATCGAGGGCACGAACATCAACTACTTCCTGTCGTTGTTGCCAGACGTCAAGCTCAGCCGGACCACGGTGCGTGGCAAGCTCGATTCGGACGCCAAGTTGCGCCGTGCGGTGAACATCACGAGCGAGATGTGCCAGATGTCCTACCTGTACCGGGCGCTGCCGGATGGGTTGATGTGCACGCCCAAGGAGCTGTACGAAGACCTGAAGGCCAAGGGCTACGACTGGGACGTGCTGCTCGCCACGCGTGGTTGGTGGACCGTGGACAACGACAAGCACCCCGTGCCGTACCTCTCGACGATGGACCTGCTGCGCATGCGCCGTGGCCACTACCACCCGTACTGGATGGAGCTCCTGCCGGGCATGACCGAGCGCCCCAAGGGACCGACCCTGCAGGAAGAACTCCTCACCGCGGATCTGGACTGATGCTCTACGAGCGCAGCGCCCGACTCACGGATCTGGCCCTGACTGGCACCTTGCTGGCCGGGCTGGACAACTACTATCCCGAGTTCGGCCACTGGTTCACCAACACCTGCATGCCTGGCGTGCTGGTGGGCAAGGACGTGTTGGTCGTGGCTCGGGAGAGAAACCGGGTGGTGGGTGTAGCGCTCGGCAAGACAGGCCCTGAGACCAAGCTGCGCTGTGTGCGGGTGCTGCCGGAGTACCAAAACCGCAGCGTGGGGATTCACCTGATCGAGCGAATCCTTAGGGAGCTGGACTGCGACAAACCGCATTGCACAGTGGCTGAGGAGATGCTCCACCAGTACAGCCGGCCTTTCATCAACCACTTTGGCTTTGCACTCTCGGAGGTGACCAAGGGTCGCTACCGTGCGGGCAAGCTGGAATACGCTTTCAACGGAGCACCATAATGCCCTACAAACCAGAGATGGTGCGTGTGCAAGGACCGGGAGGGATCACCGTCACCAAACGCGTCATGGCTCAGACCGAGCCCTCCCAACAGGTCACCCTGTTTCAGATCTCCTTTGAGATGCGGTTCCACGGCCTCGACGTGCCTTTTCATCAGGCGTTGTTGCGCGAGGAGACGTCACTCATTCGAGCCACGGTCACGCGGGTGATCTCTGCGATGCGGAGCGCACCCGACATCTGGAACTACGTCTCGGCTACGACGGACTTGGGCGACCTTCTGGAGCGAGCCCGGGGTGCTGACTTTCGCGAGACGCTCGGTTGCCTGTACACGATTCCCGACTGGTTCGGCAACGGCTCCCAGTGGCCGTGGTCGGTGAAGAAGGGGCTGTACAGCGACAAGTTCTCCAGCATCATCCGTGAGGCT